CCCAGCATCACTTCACGGCGGATCTGCTGCATCTCTGTCTCCGGAGAGGCCAGAGTGCCTTTGAGGGAATGGGAATGCCATAGCGACATCGCCACAAGCAGGGATGCCGTTTCCAGATATCGCTGGTTAATGTGCACGACATCATGCTTCGTTGTCTCCTGTTGTTCTGCGTCTGAAACAAACTTTATATAATCAAACCGCTGCAGCGCAGACAATTCGGAAAGCGTGACGGACACACCGTTATATTCAAATTGTTCTGTTTTCAGAAACATGTATTACCTCCGTTTACCCTGCAGCGCCCGCTTCAGTAACGGTGACTTCAGCCACTGCGGCGAACTGACCATTTCCGCTCACCACAGGGATCTGCACCTTACCTGTCGCCACGCCGTTTACCGTAATTGTCATATCTTTCACACTAATGGTGGCTTTCGACGGATCGGCGGAAACCGCTCTGAACGTCTTGTCGGTTGCACTTTCCGGCTCAAAAGAAACAGTCAGGGTGGTTGTTTTCCCTTTTGCCACCGTACCGGATGTCGGTGTCACCTTAATTGCAGTGGCCGGCGTAATTTCGCTGCGTTCTTCCGCCACGGAAGGTTTGCCCACGTTAGTGACTTTCACCGTGCGGGTGATCACTTCTTTCGCCGTCACGGCCTTACCGATACTGCTGACCCAGCCACGGAACACATCCACCGTGCCATTTGGGAAACGGATTTTATAGGCCCGCACATCCCCGCTTTCAAACCAGCCTATAAGCCCTTTCTGACCTTCTTCTCCCGGTTTCCAGGCCAGCGTAAAACTGGTATCTCCTGCAGACTTCTGCCCCTGCCCGGTCGCGGTCCAGTCCGCGTCTTCATCATCCAGGTAGTTATCATCGTAGGGTTCTGCCGTCATCTCGCCCGGCGTCAGATCCTTCACCTTAGCCAGTCGCTGCCAGTCATCGTCTGACAACGGGTTTGCATAAGCATCACCCTTGCCGTTGTAAACCCACAGAGTGGTACCGGCACCTTTTACCGGCTCAAGGGGATTTGGTGTTGCCATATCGTCCTCACATCTCGTAGGTAATTTTCCACAGGAGATCTGCCGATCCCCACATCATAAACTCATCATCCCGGCGGTAGTCATACCCCTGAAGATTCATCTTCAGCAGTAATGCACTGAGCCCGGGAACTGCCTCCAGCGCAGGAAGAATTTTTTCTTCCATCCACATATCCAGTGCCGAGTCCGGTTCTTTTGCCCTGAGAAAAACCTCAATATGCAGTGTCGCCTCCCAGGTTCCCTCATCAACGAACTCGTCAGCAGCAGACGCATCTGTCAGGTAAACAGCAACAGCAGGCAGTTCCTGTTCATCAATAAAAACCGGGCGACCGTCAAACCAGCTCACCCTCTCAGAAATATTTTCTTTCAGGGCAGACAGAACTGCCGCCCGTATTTCACGGTGTTTCATACACCCTCCCAGTCATTTTCTTTTCAGCACCAGGCGTAACTGATGCGTCATGGCTTTCATCATCTGCGCCGGTAATTTTTCCCGGTACATCCGGTCCCGTTCACGTTCAAAGGTTTCTGCCAGCGGTCCGGCAGTCGTAATCTTCACCACTTCGATCGGCAGACGGTGGCGTTTCGGCCTCCCTTTGCTGTCCGCGCCGGTGGATGATGATGCCCACGGCATACGCTGCATCACATGCCAGCGTCCGTTAGCCAGCCGGGTGATAAAGGCGTCCGGGATCCGTCTTTTCCCCACAATCAGCACACTGCCGCCCCCTTTCAGGGCCGCACGCTGTCCTTTCTTTCTCCGTTTTCTGCGGGAAAGTCGAACGCGGGCCTCCCCCAGTTTGATGGCGGGCAGGTTGCCGGTATTGATGTAAACCTTTGCGTAAACCTTATCCGGTCGTGCCGGACTTAACCGGATGCGGGCACGGATAAGACGACGGGGAACGGCCAGCTCCCTGGCAACTGAAGAGGCCGTTTTCGCAATAATGGCCCCCGCCACTCGGTTCAGTGTCGTGGCAGAGGCCCGGGGAACGGCACGGCGATCAATTGCATCCAGATTTTTCATGGCCTGCGCCAGACCTTTTATTGCCATACTCATTCCTGTTCGACAAAAATCCGGGGTTTACCGTTGTACGTGTCATAACGGGTCACCGTCAGTGTGCGCCCCGCAAACACAACAACATCATGACGGGCCGGACGGTACCGGGCTGAAAACACCACCAGTGACAACTGGCTGCCCGAAAGCGCCCCCATCTCCGCGGACTCTTCCTCCGGCATCACGTCGTACACGACGCCGTTAATCTCCGCCTGTTTGCCCATCACCCGAACGGTCGCCACGTCCATCCGGCAACACATTCGCGTAAACAGATCAGACATTGATTTTTACCGCCACAGTGGCGCTGTTTGCAGGGGCATTTTCCCAGGCTACCCCCGCTGCCACCGCACCGTCTGCAGCCAGCTGCACAACCCCGTCCTTCAGATAAACCACCGCGCCGGACTGAATGTCGTCAGCAGACTGTTTGGGCAGCAGGAACACGCCTTCGGCAAAACCGTCACCGGCCTCACCGGCAGGAATATCGGTAATGGCCACGGCCACCATACTGCCGACCACCACCGCAGCACCGCTCAGGATGGTCTGATCTCCGGCATTCACCAGTTCAATGGTGGTACCGTCCTGTACAAAATTTTTCGCCATAATGCTGTTTCTCCGGACAGCCCCTGTGGGGCTGTTTTTCAGGCATAAAAAAAGCCCTTTCGGGCAGTGATTGTGATAACGCGGTTATCAGGCCACCGACGAACGCACCAGCCCGCGCCAGTCAAGTGGTGCCACTCCGGCATCAATACGGATTTTTGTGGCAATGCCGTCAGTGGTGAAACCTTCCTGCTGATCAATGTATGGCGTGTCCACACCATCCAGCCAGGCCACTTCAATGGTGTCAGTGCCCTGTGCCGCCGCCAGATACCAGGTTTTCGGGTCTGCCGCATCAAGACGCGCTTCTGCAATCACCTCAGCAAAGTTCTGGATAGGGTTAATGACACCGGCGTTTGCATCCGCCCCTTTCACACTGGCCGATTTGATGGTCTGGTTCGCCACCGTCTCCAGTGCCACCGGTACCAGCATAAAGGCCGGACGGATATTCAGGGCACGATCGCCTTCTTTCTGCAGGCGCATCATCTGACGGGCCGCATCCAGTCCGGAAACGGAGATCCCCCCGGTGGCAATATTTTTGTGATCGGCATGGAACAGCGCCTTACCGTCGGACAGTTTCGGGTTATCCGTCAGCACCTTGTAGACCAGGTCACCAATCGTTGCCTTCGCCGCACGCCCCATCTTCATCGGCACGTCCACCAGCATATTCAGATCATCATTGATAATGGCCTGGCGGGTGATGGAGAAAATCTCCCCGTAAGTGGCCAGTGCAATGGTCTCCTTGCGATCTGAGGTGGTGATGTATTTATACTCCGCCCCCTCACGAACCTGGCGCAGAGAACCAAAACCGCCCATCCCCACGCGATACGCTGTTTTGAAGTCTGACAGGCGTCCCTTACGGGTCCACTTCTGGAAGGTTTCTTCTGATTCCTCCCAGCCCTGGATCAGCCCCTTGTTCGACACATCCAGCAGAATATTGCCAAAATCAGAGGTGCTGTGCGTCAGCGCCAGCCCGACCATCTGCATGGGGTTATAACTGGCCACCCCAATACCGCGCTCCGTCAGTGACATGCGAGCCCATTCACGCAGGGTCATCCCGTTATAGGCGTTATCCTTCTCGACATTTTCAAATCCGGCACGGGCCAGCATCGCCTGGCGGATCCCGTCCCCCACAAAATTGCCGTTTCCGGCATAAATATGGGCCGGTGTATTTTTGTTGGTCGGCGAGGACTGTTAAAGAGCGGGTACTGCTTAGGCGGCTTTGTTACTGGATGGAGGGAAAACATCATCCAAAGAACATTGGCACCCTAACTTCCTGAGGCCTTCTACGATCATTCGGCAATCGTTAAGGCCAGGAGTACGGATATTCAGCTCATAGTTGGCGATGCGGGATTGCCCCCAACCAATTGCCGAAGCTAGTACAGCTTGCGAAACTCCGATTTTTTTTCGCTGCTGGGCAATTTTGTTCATTGCGGTCTCCCTAGCATTAATCACACACCCATTACACACAATTTGTGATTAACAGTCAACCTCAATTCGTGTACAGAGTTCAATCACGTTGCGTGTTACATTTAAGGGATGAAAACGATGCATGAAATTATCGGGGAAAGGATCAAGTCCCTTAGAGAAGCTAAAGGACTTAGCCAGGCTCAATTGGCCAAGCTTTGCGGCTGGGCTGCGCCTTCACGCCTGGGGAACTACGAGTTAGGAACAAGAAAGGTTAGCGCGGATGACGCGCTGGTTCTTGGGGCGGCACTCGGCGTATCTCCGGCAAAAATAATGTTTGGCGAGGATTCAGACGCCGTATTTCGCCAATATGAATACCCGTTATTTTCTTCAGTGCAGGCCGGGCCATTTTCGGAGGTGGGAAGCTACACAGCCAGCGATGCAAAGGCATGGGTCCCAACGACCACAAAAGCCAGCGAAAAAGCTTTCTGGCTTGAGGTGAAGGGGCATTCAATGACGGCGCCTCAGGGGGTTCGTCCAAGTTTTCCGGAAGGCATGCTGATACTCGTTGATCCGGCTGAGCCGGTAGAGTCTGGGGATTTCTGCGTGGCTTCTGCAAATGGTGATTCAGAGGCAACGTTCAAGAAGTATGAGAAGGATGCAGGGGTTAGTTACCTGGTACCTTTAAACCCGGCATATAGAACCCTGGATTGCGACCATAGCTGCCGCATCATAGGCAAGGTAGTTAAGGCGCAGTGGCCTGAAGAGACGTTTGGCTGATCGGCAAGGTGTTCTGGTCGGCGCATAGCTGGTAATCCAACTTTTCCCTGTTCTTTTTATGCAAATTAATCTAATGAAATTGAAAAGATTTTTACCTATTTTGTTGGTTCAGGAGAACATAAATGAGCGATAAACAAGAAGTTTCCTTAGCACATATCAATGATGTGCTGGAGTCCAAAAATTATATTGAAACTAATGCTGATGGGGTTGTAACCATCGGAACGGATAACAATGGCTACGAAGTTTTTAACTTCGTTTTTCTCAATAGCACCCCTGTCATCGGCCATATGAATGGCGAAATCGCAGTGGCAGGAATGCAGCGCACTAAGGTTGCGTCCGTGACTTTAAGTAAACAGAAGGCCTTCGATTTCTATCAGTCCTTGAAAAGCATGTTCGAGGAATAAAAGCTGATGAATGCAGCTCAATCATCTTTGGATGAGGGAAAGCTAGTAATTGCTTACTCTGATAAGAATGGCTCTACAGTAGGGCTGGAATTTTCTTCTGTAGCATCAAGCCAAGCAACGCTCTTGATGAAAGCTTGTTCTGTTGCTGCTTCAGATAAAGAAAAACGGATTGTCACATCGGTTGTGATGGATGATACTGAGATCATTCAAACAACAAGTGATGATGGAGGCGACGACATGGATAAGCGATTAGCAGTTCTTGAAGCTGAAGTTGCGCACATCAAGAGCAGCATGGCAGGAATTAAAGAGGATACCCGGAAAATATCTTCTGATTCTACTGACGCCAAAAGAGACACCGCTGTACTTTTACAGAAGAGCCTGGATTTTGATGCTTCATTATCTAAGAAACCATCGGTTGACTACTTTGAAGCTAAATTTTCCGCTTTGGAAACCAAGATAGCAGATGTAAAAGTATGGATGCTCGGGGTTCTCTTGGCCTCGCTTGCTATGCCAACTATATTTTTCCTAATAAACTTGTACCTTAAGAAAGGTCAGTAATTTAGCAAATCCGGCCACCGAGCCGGGTTTTTTATTGCCCGCCGATCACTATCAGGACAGCACCTGCCCGCCGGTCCAAACTATTGATTAAATTACTATAATTCTTAATACAACTCCCATATCCCGCCATCTCGCCACCACCCCATTCGCTCGTTTTTCGAACTTTTCAGCACCCATCCTGCTGTTGCCACCGACTTAAGTAAGCAAAACCATCGCGGGTAAAACTATTTACACAAAAAAATCATACACATAACGTGTCACACCTTTATTTTACACATTTTGTGATTGACCATTAAATCACAATATGTGACTATCATTTCCATCAGCAGGACGCTGAGACGCCACAAGGAACAGATTGGCAGGCTCTTTAACATCGACGAACTCTCAACCTAACCGTTGAGACCAGAACTTGAGTGGTTTTGGGGATGGCGCGAATTGCAGCTGCAAGACAGCGATCGAGAAGATAAACACCTCGACGCGTCATGCGCCAAAGCCACTTAAAGGAGACCATCATGGTAACCATTGTCTGGAAAGAATCCAAAGGTACGGCAAAAAGCCGCTACAAAGCTCGCAGAGCAGAACTTATTGCCGAGCGACGCAGTAATGAAGCACTGGCGCGAAAAATTGCGCTAAAGCTCTCTGGTTGCGTCAGAGCAGACAAAGCAGCATCACTCGGAAGCCTTCGCTGCAAGAAGGCAGATGAATGCAGTGGAAGTATTTGCCTGCCAAACGTAGCCATTTACGCGGCAGGCTACCGGAAATCAAAACAACTGACGGCGAGATGATAAATTAATTTGCTAATTACTTGTTTTTGCCATGCTTATCCTGAGCGATAAGTTCATCCATAAGACTGTCTTTCTTCCCAGCAAACCTAATGTAGCACTCATTTCTATAGCGTTCCGGGATAACAAAACGGTCGATTTCAGGATATCCAGTAGCAGAAGGTACCCGAATAAGAAGCCCTTTTTCGAGCAATGAGATTGCTTCAGGGCTTCCCTTTTCTGTCTTTAGCTGGTTATTAGCGGCTACAGCGAATGCCAAATACGCTCTTTCTCCAAGAGTTAACGAATCAAACAAATCTTGCACGTATTTCTCTTCTTTAGATTTGCGCTTCTGAGCAGCGAATATCTCAATTCTTTCAGTCACAGCGTGATAAGCGGAATTAACAACGCCGTTAAGCACATAGCTAACGCAAAACAACAGGATGTAATACATCCAGTAATGAGGAAGGATTTCTGGATTATGCAGGTTTATCCATTCTTTTACGCTTACAGGCATAACAATAATCAATATAATCAGGATGATTAGCATATGAATCAACTGTTTAAGTGTCATTCCTTGCAGGAAAAAATGCATTAGTTCCTGCCACCATGAGTTGTTCATCGGCGTTTCTCTTTTGCTCTCTGTAGGGGTGAATAGAGTTTATCCGATTTCTCGCTGTAGGGGTACACGAGAACCACCGAGCCTGATGTGGTTAAAAGACAGGCATACTAATAAACACTGCACTGTGTATTCATTCCAACGAGTGAATACACTGAGCAATGTCGCTCGTAACTAAACAGGAGCCGACTTGTTCTGATTATTGGAAATCTTCTTTGCCCTCCAATGTGAGGGCGATTTTTTATCTGTGAGGATATGAACAGATGTCAAACATCAAAAAATACATCATTGATTACGACTGGAAAGCATCAATAGAAATTGAAATCGACCATGACGTAATGACAGAGGAAAAACTTCACCAGATTAATAATTTCTGGTCAGACTCTGAATACCGACTCAATAAACACGGCTCTGTATTAAATGCTGTATTAATCATGCTGGCGCAACATGCTCTGCTTATAGCAATTTCAAGCGACTTAAATGCATATGGTGTTGTGTGTGAGTTCGACTGGAATGATGGAAATGGTCAGGAAGGATGGCCTTCAATGGATGGTAGCGAAGGAATAAGAATTACCGATATCGATACATCAGGAATATTTGATTCAGATGATATGACT